ACTACCGTTTGCGTATCGCTGGCTTGATACCCTGCTATATTCACACCTTTTTGGATTGTTTTAAATGCTGTACCTGCAGCTCTACCGTCGTTTGTATCATCTCCCGTTGCTCCGTTAACATATATGTTCCTCGTTGCTTGAAGAGCTGTCATTACCGGAGCATCATTTTCTGTAAGTTCTTTCTGTATATTCGTATCTTCTCTCACTTCACCACCATCAAAAATAGGAACTAAGCGTCCTGTCATTTTATTTAATGTTGGCGTGGTGTATTTAGTCATTATGCTGCTGTTAGTGACGCTATTCTATCTGAGGCGTCATAGGTTAGCGTAAGAGTTATAACGGTTGTCCCGCCAGATCCTCCTGTCTTATATGTGGCAGTTTCTATCTGCCCTTCTCCATTACCTACCGCTACATAGGTTAATGCGACGTAATCCCAGGCATCCTGGATCGGACTAGCTATAGCTTCCAACAATGCTTCGATTGTTAGAGAATTAGAAGACCCTGCACGTTGCATTTGGTTCATAGTAGCTCTTTGGCTAGTGATTTAACCGCATCATTGAAGGCTTTTACGTTTGCCTTCTTCTTTTCAACCTTATCGCAGAGATCGCAGTGTTTTACTTGCGATTCCCCGATTCCTTTGTTTAATTTGTCTAATTCTTTCTTTAATTCAGCTTTTTCAGCTTTCATAACGTCCATTTCTGTCCGTAATGCACCGAATTCTGTTTCAGCTAGAAGTTTACCCTCTGTAGCCGCTGCCTCTGCTAGTTCGTTAGCCTGGGTCTGCGCATCTAGGCCAGATAAGAAAGCTTCTTTCTCTCCAATATCATCCTTAAAGCCTTCTATTTGGCTTTCTAAAGTATTTGCTTCTACCTTTAACGCTTCAACTAAAGAGTTAAGCCGAATATGTTCAGCTTCTAGCACAGAAACCCTGTTCCGAGCTTTCTCTACAACTTTGCTAACGTCATCTGGTAACTTAGTTACCTTGTGTCCCTGTGTACTCATAGTTTATTTGTTATAAAATTTGTCTTGGTGCGTCTTCAACGTATTCCCATGCAACGTATCTTGGAGCTGTACCTGCAATAGTTACAATCCCGTAATAAATACTCCCATCGAAATGCTGCATAGATCCACCTGTACCATCGTCATTAACGGTACCTGCTGCTAATACGTAATTGAATACTGTTGTGCTCGCACTTGCTCCTTCTCTTACAAAGAGAGGGTTTTGACCTAGATTCTGGATATAAAACCCAGTTCTATTCCTGTTCGCTGCGATTGCAGTTGCTGCGCTCGCTATTGAAGGGGTAGACGTTGTTTCCACACTCCCCATTACTGCTGATAATGTCATGCTATTAAAATTAAATTATTATTGAAATAACCTCCATAGAACGTCCCCGAAGAGACGCTCTAGGAAACTATTTCTTTTTAAGTTTGGTCATTCGATTCATATAAAATAGTTACGCTTTATTGAGATACTGTATATGAGAAGTGGAAAACGATTTTACCTGCGGTAAGGGCTTCGCCTCCTGCAACTGTCATCTGAAGAGTACGTGCTGCCGTGGTCTTCAACAGGCTAGTAGTGATGTTTTCATCACCCCAGTAAAGTCCTGCATCCCATGGATTACCAGCATCGTTAATTGCGATAGCCGTAGTTAAATCTCCATCTGTTGGTAAATCAATCTTGATAGTTGCCGCATCTGTTGCTGAAGTACAAGTTGTTAAAACCTCGACATATACTAATTCAACAATTGCGTTATCTGGGAAAGTACAAGTGCTTGCTAGAGTAATTACTCCTGCTGTTCCACCGTCTACTGCAAAGTCATAAACAGCTGTACCGTTCTTTGCAACAGATAGTCCACCCGTACCATCGCCATCAGCTACCATAGTTTCTTCAACCGCGTCCGCTGCGATAGTAAGCGCACCTGTATTAGCTAAAGTAGCATCGCCACTCATAACCGCATAATTACAAGTACCTGCACCGGTACCAATTAATAATTCAGTATCAGCTATATTAGTTAATACTGCCGATTCTAGATCAGCGGTAACAACACCGCCAACGGTTAAATCAGAATTTACTAAGTTCAGTAAATCTCCTGATTCATCCCAAAGCATGTGTGAACCTGCTGTATCTCCGAAGAGTTGAACATCATATCCTGTACCGTCAACACCTACCGTAACCGGAGCGCTAAACGTACTTGTAGAAGGCACTGATAAAGCATCAGCGCTTGTATCTCCTAATGTAGTATTACCACTTGTCGTTAGATTTGTGGTTGTAACTGGCGCATCAATATTACCGCTAGAATCTATAAGCGTAGTTCCATCATCCAAATAAATCCCATTCGTGGAATCACTTGAGTTGATGACTACTCTTTCCACGTTAAGTGGATTTTTGTGTGTCATTTTAAATGGGGGTTAATATTAAGCGTTCATAGTTATTTCTACTAGTCTTGGAATATCTTGATCAAACACAGTGGTTCCATAAAGAGTATGTGTTAGATAGTTTTGAGATAACTGTTTAGGTTCTTCTCTTACTTCCAAGTGTGGCATCATTTGCATTGCAAGAGATACCGCTCCTACTCTTCCGCAAAGAAGTGAAGAAGTTTCAGTTCCGAATATGTTAGTTGCTGGAGTAAATGTTTCAGAAGCGTTGATAATTCCAAATGCTGTAATAACACAATCGTCTCCAACGAAAGTAGCTGCTGCTAGCTGTGCATTTTGGTAGATTCTTCTGTTAGCTGTTGAAACGTCAATATAAGTTGCTGCTGAACCTGCAGCCGTACCAGTCATAGCAAGAACAAAGTTTACCTTTGAAGCTGCTACGTTAGCACCTACTGCAATATCTCCTGCTGCTGCTGCTGCACCTGCTGCTACCCAAGTCCAAGTAACACCCATAAGAATCGTAGTGTCAGTTGCTGTTGGGATAGTGTCCATAGTCAAAGTAACTGAATATGGTAGGTTGTTTGATTCAAGAATTGAGAATCCAGCGGCATTACCTCTGAATCCGTTTTGTAGAGTTACATCACCTAGATTGAATCCATTAGCAATGAAACTGTCGGATAGAAGAGCTACTCTTTCTGGATCCATTACACAGAACAGTTCCCCGTCTACTGCGTTGTTTCTAGATAGTTGTGCTCTAGCTGAGTTCAAAGTAGACATAATCGTTGAAGAAGCTAGTGTTCCTCCAGCGATTGTATTAGCTGCAGTTGCAGCAGTGACACCTGTATTGATACAAGTTTGATCTACTCTGTTTGATAACTCAAAAGATTGTTGGAATGCAAGATCTGCTGAATAATTAGCAAGAGCTTGTTTTCTTTCAACCTGGTCAAGTGAGAAAGATGAAACGATACTTTGGTCGATAACAAGTGTATCTGCTGTCGCAACAAAGTCATCTATTGTTACATCTGTTCCAGGAGTATAATTCTGGACTCGCATTGAATTTACGCTAGGAAAGTTTATTTGATCACCTGAATCAAGCATACTTTCGAATTTTGTGCTCGCAAATCGTCGAGATACAAGCCGATTGTTCAAGTAATCTTGAAGCATTCTAGCCCATAACTCCGGATTTAACGGCGCTACTGTATTAGCCATAATGTAATAATGTTAAAATTTATTTAACATTTATTACCCTTTATCTGCCTTGTCGCTGTGTTTCCATCCATCCCAGTTTCTTATCAGGATCCATTTTATCGAACTTTTCGGCTGTCATTTCGCCTTTAATGTCGGTAGTGGTTCCGTCAGAATAATATCCTGGCTTTGGTAGAGACATGCTTTTGCGTTTAACATCTAAAGCTTGTTGAGTTGGTAGTTTAACACCTGTGACCTTAACTGCAGTTTCGAGTGCATCGTACATAGGTAAACCTAAATCACGATACTTTCCGAACTGTTCTTGCAAGGCAGCTTGTTCAGCTTTTGGTAACCTTGCTAGAGTCAAGTCATCCTTTAACTCTTTAAACTTTTGTGCTTGGCGTTCAAGTGCTAGTTGTTCTTTGACAACCGCTTGCACGTCAACTGGCGGTGCCAACTCTTTTTGAATCCACTTAGGAGCTTCCGTGATATCGGCTTCACCGTTATCTACTTTCTTCTCCCAAGCAGCGAGTTGCTTCCGCCTGTTTTCCTCTGCGATAGAGGCTTTTGACTTAGGCTCTTCTCCTTTCGGATCTTCAAGCTCAAGTTCCTGGCTTTCTTCACTTTGCTCACCTTCGGTGGTTTCAGTGGTACTTGCGTCATCTGGGTCTGACTCAGATTCGGCTGTGTCAGCGAATAGCTGCTCACTTTCTTTCTGTTCTTTGTCCTCAGACATATTGGACTGGGTTAATAAATGCATAGTCTATTGACTACAGACTGCGTCAAATTATTTTGCCGCAAACTGTAACCAACATATCCCTTATTTCAATGAACAATATTATTATACCATCATTTCATTTCTTTTTCTAATCGTTTCAATTCTCGCTCTTTATGACATTCTTCTAGGAAACTTCCGACGTCATACAATGCTTTCTTATAAGCTACTAATTCTTTTGGTGCAAACATTCCTTTGTTTACGTATTCATGTAGCCTCGAAGCTGTCGCTACCGTGAAGTTTTCTGAATTCTGTACCCAGAACTGGGCCAACGCATTCACCGCTCCACTTGATCCTAAAACTTGTTCACAGTTTCTATGTCCTTCGATAGGAGTTTTAAGATACTTCCTTATATGTTTCCATTGGATCATAATGCTGGTTCTGGTTCAGTGATTCTAGGGTTGATTCTTGCACGCTCCGTATCAGCCAATCCAGGTTCTGTTGCTCCCTCGATCGCTTCTTCAGCTATTTGTGGTGCCTGTTGTATCAGTGCAAAATCTTCCATTGATAAATCTCTGTCATTCAGATCAGCAAGTTGTTTTTGTAGTTTCGCAAATGCTGGCGTACCAGGCGGGGTTAAAGGTAAGATTCTGCTAATCTGTGCTTGCTGTAAGATGTTAGAAGGTACTGCACCCGTTCGAGCATTAACCTTAACAAAATAATCCCCTTCCTTTAGTTCACTCGATAAATTACCAAGTGTAGCTTCATCTAGAGGTAATTCTACTCCATCGACATCAATTAACGTTGTTAGGTTTAACTTAGTTTTATTTTTCTTACCAATAAATTCTTCAATCATATCCATTGTAAGCTCAATAGAGAACTTTGTTTCACTCGCATTGTATTCCATTACTTGCTTAACAAATGAATTAGCTGCTTCTTCTTCACTTAATATCTGAGTAGCCGTTACATTAGCTCCTCGATCTGCTTCGTCTAGGTTTATACCTAATCTTGAAATCTCTCTTGTAAGCTGCTCAAAGATCAATTGCCATTCATTAGTCAAGTTATTCGTCAAAAGTGTTTGAGAGCTAATTTGAGAACTTCCCGGACTATTAGCATCGTATTCAACTGGTACAAATCCTTTCTTACCTGCTGCTCTCATCTCATGTGCTGCCATTAGATCATTAAAGAACTTAGCTGATTTATCTTTTGGTAAGTTTACTAATTCAATAGGATAAGTGTTGTCGTTGACATGATTGATTTCCATATTGAGTAATCTCTGTGAGAGAACCGCTAAATCATAGATCATATCTCCAATACCGTGATTATAGAACCCTTCACTCGCTGGTTGACAGATCATGTGAATTACGGGGATATACGGTTTCTTTCCTTTCACAAACGGATATTTATCTCCGCTTTTCTTTTCCAAAACGGTACATGAAGGACCTGCGAATACTGTGTAATTTTTATTTGCTATATCGTAAAAATGAGCTATCTCAACTAAATCAGTCTTTTCTTTTATTTGCGTTGTTTGTTGTTGTGATCGTGCTGTTTCTTTATCAAACGTTAAATCTCTTGGAATTCTTCCAGCACCTCCTATCTTTTTAAGTTTAGGATAAAACTTAACTGCTTCTGCCCATGAATAACTAAACACTACCACCATCTTGCTTACACTTCGTCCACTAGATTCAGCTCTCATTACTGTAGCGAAAGGATCTACATAAACATTCGAATTGGAAATTGTATTAAACCCAATAGGCATATCATACTCACTCGGATTAGTTCCCACTTGAATAAATGCATCTCCTAATAAAAGTAAATTAAAAAACGCTCCTTGTTTATCTCGTAAAGCTTTAACATATCCACCTCGATCTAAAACTGTTGAAACACCTTGAGTTACGAATTGTTCCATAAACTCCGGTCTACCAGTCCCATGAATTGTGAAATCCAATGGTTTCATTCTTTGTATTGTTCTCCATAAGGCTTGCTGTAAAGCTTTAGAAGATATTTGACGCGTTCCGGAAGGATCAACAACTTTAAATCCTCGTTCCATCAAATCCATTATAGTTTGATTGTCTGAGTCTCGTTGTTCTTTAATATCGTTATGCTCTTGCATAACCTCTAGTGCAGTCCGAACAGCCTTATCATCTTTTCCATCGGTAGGAGTCAGATTAGGCATCGGATCCAAAGTGAAGTTAGACATAATAATATAATTAGCGGCGAAATTCCAATTAATATTATATCATATATTTAAATTATTTAACAATTTATTCTTCTTTGAGGTAGATTTGTCGATTAGCTCCTGTACTTTTTGTTTGGTGGTCATTGTTGGTTGGTTAAATCTTCAAATTGTAAACTATAGATCAACGCAATTAACTTCCTAATTACCCCACTATTAGACTTCACTCCCAAAGCAGACTTAAGAACCTCAAGCTTGTGTCGCTCTTCGATTGTTAAATACGCTTTCACTAGGTAGTCTTGCATAAGTGGGACTATATGATCGGTATTATAGTACCAAAGCGTATAACACTTGTCAACCCGAAATGAAATTACGTACCGCTCGTTGTGCAGCTTTGTCTTGTTCTTTCATAACCTTATCCCGTCCTTGCGTAATAAATGCACGCCTCGCTAGCTCTGCCTCTTTCTCCGTATTCTTGTCTTCCTTCTCAAATCCTATTGCTAAATAACGCATTGCATCAGCGGCATGTGAACTCCAATCATGTTTAGGAGTTTTCTTAAATACTTTACCTACTTCGTCATATTCCTTATGATAATTCTCTAATGCTCTAACTAACAATGAACATTTGTCTTTATCGAAATAAACTCTGGGAAATATTTTTCGCACTTGTTGAATACCGTTTTGGATTGAAGCATGTGGTACTCTTTCGACTTTAAATCCACCTTCTTCGAATTGTTCGGCAATCGTCTTAGCACTTTCTAAGCGTTTATGGAATGCATCGTGAGGTAAGTGCATTACTCCATAGCTATAATTTCGCTCTCTAAGAGTTTTTATATAAAAATCGATGTCTTTACCACTATCTTCCATAAAATCGATTAGATGGAGTTCTAGACCTACCAGTTGCTGCATTATGATAGAGGTTGAGTCGTTCTTTCCAAGATCTAACCAGAGATCAGTCTTAAGATTCTTTTCCTCCGGAACGCCACAAATACGATCGTTCTCTCGCGATTCATTAACTTGATCAGCATAATACGCTCCCTGTCTACCTACATCGTAAGAACAAAAGTATTCTTGAGCAATCATTTCCTCGCTCATTCCCTCCAAACGTTCTTTATCCATATCTTCCACGGAAAGTACTCCAGTCGCAAGTATATCCAAGGATTGAGTAAACCAATCGGGATTCTCTCTAGCCATGTAATCCATTTCATATGAATGGTTCTTTCCATTAGGAGTCGTGTTGAACAGCGCCCATCCTTTGTTTACTGTAAGGATCGGTTTAATAACCTCCCAAGCCATAGGATTCTGGTAAGCATACTCGGAGAAGACACAGCCTATTGGATTCGTTCCTCTAATTGCGTCGTAGTTGTCTGTACCTATCAGCTGGATGATTGAACCGTTCCATAGTTCTATCTTAAGCTCTGTACCGTTCTTATTATCGATTAGATCTCTTGGTATAAAATCAATGAATTTCAATCCATCATGTGTGATTCCATCCCAGATTATCTTCTTGGCTTGAGTATACGTGGGAAGAAGGTAATAATATAATCCAACGCGTTCTACGGCTTCTCTTATCATTAAATTCCATAAACATAGATCTTTACCAGCTCGTCTATGCCATAAAACAAATAATCGTTTATATCCTCGATCAAACGCATCTAGTAATGGTAATTGATAACTTCTTGGATGAAAATTATGCGGTACTTGTACCTGGATTTCCTCCATACTTAGTTGTAGTTACATTCACAATTCTACCTGTTAACTCTGTTTGATTCCTTGCTAGTTTAGGTTTAAAGTATTCTAATGTAGATTCAAACCTCTTCATGTATTCTTCCGGTTCACATTCTTCTAAGTACTCAAGATACTTCTGTGCTCCTTCGTTAGCAATGTAATATCCAAGCTTTTCCCAAGCTTTAGTTTTCTCACTCTTAGCACCTTTAGGTTTGCCCGCAGGATTACCTGATTGTCCTTTTACGAATACCATATTGATTATTTTTGTAACTTATAATTATTATAACATAATTCTAGATTCTTGCTAATTCTAGAATTCAGAATTAAAATGTACATCTGCTCCTGAATAGTTTCTCTCATGAATTTCTAATTGACATGGATAATTACTCTGACGAATGATTGTTTTTATTTTGTTGAATAAATCAATTGTTTCATTCAGATTACTGTTATAAACAGAAAGCATTAATTCGTATTCTTTCTCTTTCATGTAAATATTATACCATATTTGTCACTTTATTTTCAATGTTTTTAAATCTAAGCGTATTTCATATCTATCTCCGGATGCTCCTCCACGATTCTTAGCTAATGTAAATATTCCTCCTGATTCCGTTCGATCCGGTCTGTGAAGCATGGCAACCATGTCGGCCCCTTGTTCAATTCCTCCTGATCCCCGTAAATGATACACTTCCGGCTCTTGTTCAGCAGTTCCAACTCCACGGTTTACTTGAGCAAGCATCACGAACGTGTTTCGTTTCTGTCCTGCGATCATTTTAGCATCATTGATAACTTGCGTAAGAAATTGAACCTCGTTATCTTCTACCGGTAAATAATGTAAATGATCTAATACCACCATATCGTAATCCTTACTTGCTATGATGTAGTTTTTGATTTTAGACCATTTCCATCCTCCACAATATTTTATGTGTATATCTCCATCTATTGTTTGAAGAGCATTATGTGCATCTGATACGAAATCATCATTGAGTGCGTGTATAAACCCTGTAACTGGATGATTTGTTGCTAAAGCATAAAGTCTTGAAAGAACGGAATTATAATCCATTTCAGCTGTCATATATAAAACTTTTCCACCTTCTTTCGCTAATCCATACGCCATATTCAGTGCCATAGCTGTCTTTCCAACAGAAGTTCGTGCTCCAATCACTAACAATGTATTAGGAATTAATGGATATTCATTGAACATACTGATCCCAGTAGGTAAACCAATAGTTCCAGTTGCTTCTCTTCTCGTAGCAATTTCAGCAAATTCCTTCCAATAATCTTGTAAATCTTCTTTAAACGATACAGCCTTTTCGACTTGTAGTGGTTTCCTTAATTCATCTAATGTATTTAATTCTTTAACTGTATCGGTTTGTTTTACGATAATGTCTAATCTTGCCTCTCGTAGTTTGTTTATAATCTCTACTTCAGCTTTATCGCTCATTGGTCCATAATATTCATGTAAATCTAAAGCTAGATAAGCGTTAATGTTATCTATAGTAAATAATTCGATATCTATCTCTCCGTGAGTTTCTGCATGTTTCTTTAAAGCGACATAAACGAATCCTAATTCAGAGAAATCATTATCCTCTAATTGACAAGCTAATAACTTGTTAGGATTATTAAAATAATACTGTAAAAGTTTTCTTTCGAGATTCATAGGGTTGAGATTAGTTTTTTAATTGGTTTAGATTTTTTAATAATTTTAGGTTTAAGATTTATAAACTGTTCAATCCTATCGTCTGTATCAAAGAACCATTTCATTCCTTTGTTGGAATTCTTTTCCATCCACCATGAGTCAGCAGCAAAGTTTTCAATAGCAATATTTATTTCTTGAACGGAGAATTCCTTTAAACGTGTATTAATTTTCTTTTTAGCTGCGTCAGTTAATCGTGCATTCTTCTGAATTTTTTCCTTATAGAGGGTATATATTTTATTGATATCTATATCTTTATATATATTACCCACGTTTTTTGTGGGACCCCCCCCACGTTTTTTGTGGGGGTCTACCACATTTTTAGTGGGGGTGCCACATTTTTTGTGGGGGTTTCCAGATTTATTAATTTGTTTCATAGTTTTCCTTGGTATATACCCCGTTACTTCACCGTTTTTATTTTTAAGAGCCATAATTAAGTCACCTGTTCCTTGGGCGAACCATTGGTGCCATTCATTCGTAACTCGACATGCTGTGTCCTGTGGATTTGTCCTACGCCGGACTAATAGTCCAACCTCTTCTAATTTTTTCATTGCGAGCGATACAGTGTTGTAATGGAGATCTAAGTTGTCGGCAATTCGCTGTATCGACATCACACACCAAAAATCATAATCAGCATTAGCGGATAAAGTTCGAACGGAATCTAAAACCATATATTCGTTGCACGACATGCGGTACATCTTCCGTAATGGGTGAAATATCGTCGTAAACATATTAAAATATATTAAACAACTTCAACCCCTCCACGCACAATAAGCTCGCACACGTCTTGCGAATGAAGAGGTTGAAACTGTCGAATATAAATATAAATATAACGTGTACGATTAGTTTATGAGTATATTATACATACATTATCGAAAAAGTAAATTAAAAACTCCCATTGGTAGGATAGATCAAGCCTGAGCCCTTTCGTCCTACCGAGAGTCAAATTCTACCTCTATAATCCCTTGGGATCGGCAAGATAGAATACATTGCAACATGCAGAAACAATATACACCGATCATAGGTTTTGTAAACCCCTTTTCAGACTTAAGGCTTTACTTTTGAATTAACTTAATTTATATTTTATTCATAATTTAACAACATGCATCATGCGGATCAAATGGAAAAAGTCCTTTGATGATATGGATCGACGTGAAAAAATCGTCGCTAATATCGTGAAGGCAGATCCTAAACTTGCCGGAGACAATACTGGAATGTTGATAGCCACATGGGAGTATTTACTCCAACGGCCAATCGACAATGACCTAAAGAAGATTATGTATATGGCTAAAGCAGCTACATTACTTCGTATTAAGTGTGAAATCTTACCACCTTCGTCCGAACAACGTAAATTACAGGCTGAGGCAATTTATACTAGAGGGGAAAATATTAGACTTTGTTAATTATGAATATATTAAAAAGGGCAGACCAAATTATAAACCATAGGAGTGAGGAGAAAGAACGACAATATGGACCAATCTCTGAAAATATGGAAAGAGCTGCGATTGTTTTCAACGGTATGACTGGGTTAAATCTAACAGCTGTGGAGATGTTTAAAGCTCTTATAGCTTTGAAACTATCTAGGGAGGCATATGCACACAAAGAAGATAATTTACTTGATGCAGTAGCTTATATAGGTGGACTAAATAATTATTTAACAGATCAAGGTCATGCTAATACAAAAAATAAAAACAGTAAGAACACCGACAAGGGGAACAAGTAAATCAGCTGGATTAGATTTCTATGTACCGGAAGACTTTGAAAGTAGAATCTTAGGCCCTAATGAAAGTATCAATATCCCAAGTGGTATTAAGGTTAGAGTTCCTGAAGGCCATATGTTATGTGCATTCAATAAATCAGGGATAGCCTTAAATCATGGATTGCAAGTAGGGGCATGTGTAGTGGATGAAGACTACCAAGGTGAAGTACATCTTCATGTGGCCAACATAGGCGACTCTACAGTTGAAATTACTCGAGGAATGAAGTTGGTACAGTTTATTTTAATACCAGTCGTATACGTCGACGTGGTGCTTGTGCCGATAGCTGACAAAGATATACATTGGGATAAGACAGAACGGGGTGAAGGAGCGTTTGGATCAACTAATAATATTTAATAATTAAAAACAATGCAACAATTTGAGATAGACTATACCAAATTGCTCAAAGACATTCTCACGAAAGGGGAAAAGCAAACATCCCGTAATGGCCCAACATTGAATTTACACGGGCGACAACTTATATTAAATCCTACGGATGGGTTCCCCATGCTATCTGGTAAAAAGATATTTCCTAAAAATTTCTTACATGAATTAAAGTGGATGTTGAATGGGGATACTAACGTTAAGTACTTAAATGATAACGGTAGTAAAATTTGGGATAACTGGGCCGATGAGAATGGTGATTTAGGCCCGATTTATGGTAAACAATTCAGAGACTTTAATGGGGTAGACCAAGTGGCAGAACTTATAAAAGGATTTAAACTCAATCTTTATAGTCGAAGACACATTATAAGTTTATGGAATCCTGCCGATCTAGACAAAATGGCCCTGCCTCCTTGCTTCTATACTTTCCAAGTATTAGTTAACGAAAATACTATAGATTTAGTTGTATCACAAAGAAGCGCCGATACATTTATCGGGTTGCCATATGATATGTGCTTTTATGCAATGTTTTTGTTTTTGGTCGTTAACACAATCAATTCCCAACAAACAAAGCACAGAACGATAGGGGACGTAATTATTAACATTGGCAGCGCTCATATTTACGAGGGGCATATAAACCAGGTTGAAGAATATTTAGACCGGGTAGATTCTTTAACCCGATATATTCCCACCACAATCCCATTGGGAGATCTTCCAACATTAGAAGAATATGATCCTAACAAAATAGAATTCCTTGATTATAATCCTTTACCACATATTAAAGCGAAAATCTATGAGTAAACATAATTTATATATCGACATAGCCGAACGCGTCGCCCAAGAGTCTTATTGCGAACGTGCAAAGGTTGGCGCAATACTTGTAAAGAATAAGAATATCATCTCCATGGGATATAATGGCTGCCCCAGTGGCATGAGTAATGTTTGTGAGATAGATGGTGTAACTAAACCAGAAGTGCTCCATGCGGAAAGTAATGCTATTCTCAAGTGTGCTAAGAATGGATCATCGTGTGATAACGCAGTCTTATATTGTTCTTACTCCCCCTGTTTTGAATGTGCTAAACTCATTATTCAAAGTGGTATCAAAGAGGTTTATTATAGTGAATTATATCGGGATCAATCTGGTTTAGATTTATTACAAAAGGCTAACATATTAACAACACAATTATGAAATTAAGTAGCAATCAGTTAGAGCTATTACAGTTTATCGAGGATTTTCGAAATACATACGAGAATAGCCCCAAACAAGTTGAAATTGCAGAAAAACTAAACATTAGTAAAACATCTGTCAATCTTAGACTTAAGACATTACGTAATCTTAAACTAGTGGGATATTCCTCAGTCAATCGTTCTTTAATGATTACAGATTTAGGATATAAGGTTATGGAATTAAATATTAAATAAAAGGGTTTACTTTAACCTTAACTTATAGTATGATATATTCAGTATATCATTTAACATTGCAACATGAATATGCTATGCAGCCTATGTAGGCAACCAATAAAGGTACTCACCGAGGATACCTTTCAAGGAGATTATGAACTCGTACAATTCGAGTATCTCGCTTGTTCAAATGAGGATTGTTTAAACTACGATCCGTCTAATTTATTAGTTAACCATCATGAATATGTCTAAAGCAAAAACATTCAAAGATCTTCCGTACGACCTGTTTAAAATATCTAAGATAGGTAGCCCTCGGGAGCTAATCAAGTCGCACATGTCGTACGAGGCTGCCGAGAAGTTTTGTACTTCGCACCAGAATACTGACACATGGTTCTACGGATACGAAGAATCACTTAACCACTCTAATAATGAATAAAGCAACAGAAGTACGACCGCCAGCAATAGCTCGAGAGCTAACAAACAACGAACTAGATATCATTAGAAAAGCGCTTGTAACTCAGCGCCACTATACGGCCAAGGATTCGGTAGCAGCGTTTGAGATTACCGAGATACTAACAGTCGTTCGAGCTATGCGGTACAGCGCACCAGAAGGCAGCGATCAATGGAAGAAGGACAATATGGATCTGCTCTGGGAATGGACCCGGCTGAATAAGGATAAGGAAATACCTGACCCCGAATGGGAAGGACTGGTACATGAGGACGGCTACACTGATTTACTAATGGATTACGTTGCGGCCAACGAGGACGCCCTATGGGAGGAATATTTTAAATCATTAACCAAGAATTAAAATGGCGAAGATCACGGATTTTTTAAAAACTAAGCGGAAAAAGCATGACTTAAAGATCGCGCTAGAAATTCTACGGGAGTTTAAATCTTGCGAAAGTAAGCTAGAATGGATGGCGATACCATTTGCCGCTTGGGCAAAACTAGAGCAGCTAGAAGAATACCTGGATCACCTAGTCAACAATGTGGCGCTCGACAAAGATACCATTAATTATATTAACCAAAACTTAAAATGAATGAAATAAAACAAATCAACGTATACGAGTTTGATGAGAGATTCTACCAAAGAGGCGAGGATTACAATCCCTCGGTAACCTATAAGCTCTCAACGGCCGGACCCTCTGAATGGGGACTACAGCAATGGAGAGGAGACGTAGGTAATAAGAGAGCAGATGAGATCATGGAAGAATCTGGAGCTTTAGGTTCTTACGTCCATGACTGTCTTGAAAGGATGGTTAAAGGAGACAAAGTATCTTCTGACGAAGTAAGAGGCATGTTCAAGTCTAAACAGTCTCTTAAAGTATTAAAGTGCTTGAGCGGATTCCTCGAATGGATAGAAGAAGTTAAGCCCGAGATCATAGACGCTGAGTATATCACTTGGAACGACAAACATAATTTCGCTGGCACTATAGATTTAAAGTGCAAGATTGACGGTGAGATATGGCTTGTAGATTATAAGACAAGTAAATCTATCCATAATTCCCACAAGGTTCAGTTAGCTGCTTACGGCTATTCTGAGAAGGTGGGGAATCTAGCCCTCTTACATTTGGGGAACACCACTAAGAAAGGCTGGAGCTTCCTACCACTTAAAAAGGCTAAGGAGAATTGGGCGGAGTTTGAAGCGATTAGTAACGTGTTTGAGGTCAAGTACCCAAACGCTAAACCTAATCAACATGTGTTCCCTGAATATTTCAAAATTTAATTTTTACTAATGGACTATATAAGACTAAAAGACGGAATATCTTTCTCTGTTATGGAGGCGAAAGGTTTTACGTGGAAAATGTGGGATGATGCAGAACGCAAGATGCTCACTTCTAATACTTGGAAACCAGGATATGCTAAGAGATACTTTCTTATCACGGATCATGGTGGCCTCGAGGTTTCTCAAGCACAATTGGGGCAAATGCTTACCGGTGCTTACAAAGAAGGTAAATGTGATATTAATGGCAAAACATTCGGCGTGAAGACAAACGGCAAAGAGGGTAAGGAAGTCCGGTACTTTATTAACCTTGTTCACAAAATATCTTTAGAAGAAGCAAAAGGCGCATGTATGAGCCACGATACGGAAGAACGAATAGATAAAGCGATAGCTGAAAAAGAAGAAGTAGAAATAGATGATTTACCCTTTTAGATATGAACCCAAATGAAATAATAGATCGGCTTAATGATATTCTTAAGACAGCTCCAAAAGTATGTAATGAATACTATGATACGAAAGCTACTTATGAAAACCTTAAGGAGCTACAGAAGTCTATGATCGCTGCTATTGGTAAAGGTTTTACTGGTAGTGAAGCATCCAGAGAGCGAGAAGCATTAGGTAGTCAAGAATATAAAGATTATCTTAAAGGATTAGAAAATGCTCGAACAGAACATTATAAGGCTCTTAGTTTATTTAAGAGAATGGAAATAGCACTGGCAGTCTGTCAATCCATGAATAAAATAATGACTGCTCAAATAAATATAAGTAATTTTGAATAATTTAACCAAATTGCAACATGCGGTTTACAAAAAAACATATCGGTTACTTCGTTATAGCGGCTATAGTAGGTTCGCTAGCGGCGCAAGTAGTATTCGCTGGATCGGGTTTTGATCGGCAAGTACAAATACAAAAACAAGCATTCTTTAATTCCGCAAAAGATTTATGTGGATTCAAAGTATTACAATTAGAAGATAAAACGATAGGATCGACAGAGAGAGGCGAGGTTGATCTCTATGGAAGATTAACTAATGAAGTGGTATCTAGGAAGGCTTCTTGCTATAATTGGCTGGGGGGGCTTTTAAATAGCGACTACGCTAACGAAAATGAATTTAAAGACCCCAGGTTTGAAAGTATGTACCCAAAAGAACAATAACCCAATCTTATGAATTACCTAAACAGCGAACCAATTCGCGCACAGTTTTACAGGAAACAGTTCAAGTTCAATCCCAAATTGCGGGCCATGGTAGCGCGCCGAATAGCAATGTGGTATCTGAAGCAGGACCAGCAGACCTTGAACGATTGGCGTACGCAGTCTCGGTTGCCGAAACCGCCAATTGCACCAAAGGATCTGGAGTGAGTAAGAATAATTGTTTTGGAATAATGGAGTGGCCCAATGGCGAGAGACAATTAAAATGGTATAATACTACACAGGAAAGCTTCGACGATTTCAAACGAGTATGGCTGAGGGGTTATGGTGGTCGCTTTCCTACCTTAGCTGATGCTAAAAAATGGACTGGCAACGATCGATCTAAAATCTGGTTACAAACAGTAAAAGAAAAATATTAATTTAATTCACTATTATGTGGAAGTACGAAGTCGGGCAGACTATAAAGCACAAAATATCGGGACAAGAAGTTATCGTTGTAAAACAATGGTTAGCTCCGATCATGAAAGACGAGAATGATAAAACATTGCCAAGAGTTAGAAAATACATATTATCCGGCGATATCAATATCACTATTGAAGTGACTAAAGAAGTTGTCGAAGTAGCTTATGAGTAATAAAGATAGGAAGAAAATAAAATTCAATCGATTAGAAAGGGAATTTATGTTTGATCTTGTAACAGAGTTTTTAGATTCTATTCAAGATCAAAAAGATCCGGAAGCTAAAGCAGTATATGATTTAGTATTTGGTATTGCAGTAAAATTAGGTGCTTTAAGAGAATAACATGAAAAAAATTTATAACTATACTGCGCTAATTATATTGATACTTGGTATTTTGATTGGAATGCTTGCATTACTACACGCGTTTCTGTGGTTTGGAATTGAGGTATTAGCCAAGCTGATATGAGCCGTAATCAAAAACTAGAAAAGATCCAGATACTCTCTGATGAAGTAGACAAGCTAGGTCAACAGCGTAATGGAATAAACCCTGAGAGCTACAAAGGACTACAAGAGTTAGCAGGGATACAAGGACATATTAGGCATAAGCAAGGTCAGATCGCTAAGTTGTTTCGACAAGTTGAGCGGAATGAATTGAATGCTTTAGTACAAAGATTTAAACAAAATAAAATATGAGAGAAATAAAATTTAGATTCGGCAAACAGGATGAGGATGGATGGTTCTTTAAATTTTATACCTTAGAAGAAATTATGACCGTGCGTTTTACTACTGACTATGAAGTGAAGGATCAATACACAAGTTTAAAGGACAAGAACGGAGCAGAGATATACGAGGGGGATATAGTTGCTATTTATTATAGCAGGAAGGGAGTGCAATCGACTGATATATTCATGCAAGGCGTAGTGAAGTTCGGGACAACCAATCTAGGGGCTAACGGGCATGAGTACGATTACTTTGTTCATGGATTTTACGTGGAAAACATAGCGGATAAAGACGACAACGAGTACATAACTGGGCAAATGATTGATACAGACGCTTCAGTAATAGGAAACATACATGAGAATCCAGACCTTCTCGAATCGACAAACACCCCTAAATAATGGTATAATTATACTATTCATGATACTTGAACGTTCTGTAAGAATCGGACTAGGGATTGTTGCTATGGCGGCAGCAATAGACCTTGTACGATTAACAGACGCTCAAGACGTGATAAATACAGAGGTGAATCAGGTGATGAAGAAAACGGATGAGAAGGTAGAGCCGCCAGAGTGCAAACCTTGCATGAGCGTAGTAATTGACAACTGTTATATATGTAGCCAGACCTAACAACGCCAACTCCCATACAAGGGAGTGGAGAGAGCAACGTAGAAGCTTCTCTGTCGAGGTATCAACTGCAACGATTAGAGCTATTGTGGGCGGGGAGGTTCGGACTGTGTACACTAGAAGAGCAGAGCCTATTGTTACAGGTCATGAATCATGGAAAGACAGAGTAAAAGAAATGGTACATGAGAACCGAGCCTTGATCGTAGAGTGTGCCTTAGACCATTCCCCTATTTGGATTCAGGATGATAGATGGACGTATGAGCTTGTGGCGGTGAATCGGAATGGTACGGAGCATTTGATAGATAATGTAAATGTAATTTAACTTAATCCTATGAACGGAAAACTAGGCTTGACAGCATTAGCCTTAACTGCTGCATGTGGTATGAGCTACGATTTAGACGGAGACCTAGACGTAACCCACCACCTGGATTGGGGAAAATGTTCTGCCCTATGTGATGATGTAAAAGCTGAAATGCAAGCTATCGGAATCGAAGTCGAGATCGAAGACTACGATGGAGAGGGACGAGCTGTAGGGGTAGAAGTATCATTGGAAATACCATGTAAACTTGAATAACAATGACCCACAAACTAAAATGTGCTTGCTGTTCTAATTATCTTGAAATAGAAATAGGTCCAGGACAAGTAAGTATAGATATTGTTAGACCTGAAGACTCTTTTTATAAAAGAGTACAGTATGCCCTGGGGCTCATATTTAAGCCTGGCGTATACAAAAGCGAAGGTGACCTATGGATCACACCTAAACAGTGGAAGAAATTTTTAACTCAACTTAATGGCTAAGAAAAAAGACATCAGGACTTTACGTAAGATCTACCATAGCGATCAAGAGATGACCGTTAAGGATCATAGCGATTACCGTAAAAAACTAATCAAAGAACTCGAGAAACATTTTAATAAGTTTATTCGACATAGAGATTGCCCTTGTAAATGTATTAGTTGCGAAGAAATAATTGCTTACGATACTGCTGACGCTGGACATTTCTGGAGAGTCCATTATAGTTCCCTGCGATTTGATGAACGTAATGTTAACGCCCAATGTCGTGGCTGCAACAACTGGAAAAGCGGCAATGAGAATGAATACAGACTAGGTATGATCGCTAAGTATGGAAAAGATACTGTAACAGAACTTGATACAAATCGTAATAATAGTTGGAGCTGGGATATAGACTGGCTTGAAGAAAAAATTAAATATTATAAAATTGAAAACACTTGAAATAAAAATCGACTTCCCAGAAGATGAGGGTTACTCTGAAACCTTTTATCAGTTGGATAGCGCTCTAGCTGCATTAAAGAACAAATATCCCGAAGTTAATGCTCGGATAATTGCTTACGAATTACCAAAAGAAAAAGAGGGTAATCGAATCTAATCTTTCCCCTCTTTATCTAACTTAACCTTACCATATTTTATATATCCAGTAAGCCCTTTTCAATGAATTGATTAGGATATTCCTAGATATGTTATCTATTAGCGTTAGTCTAAACTTTTGTGGCGCTCATGTATTACTTTTGATCGCCCGCTTGTTTTCAACGTATTCTAATTGATCCGCACTAAAGCAATTTATACTTTATCACATATTTACTTAATTGTAAATTTGTTTAATCTTAAAATTTCCTTGAATCCATTCATAATATTTTATCTCTCTTAACATACGATTAATCTTGAACTTCTTATAGGGACTACGCAAGTCAATATTTAATGTTAGGGGCCAAATACTACCTTTAAACCTAACTGGTGCTTGCCATAAATAAATATTTCTACCTATCGTAATTCCGTCTCGCCAAGTACTCATATAATCATTTAGAGAGTAATTTCTTAATAATAAACTCGTAGAAGACTACAGCAGTACCCCATACAGATAGTACAAGTTGCACCGCTTCAGCAGTAGCGTACTCTGTGAAGAATACATAACCTCCTGCCGCAATGATAGCGAGAACGCCCATTGTCAATTTTGCCGATATATTAAAACGTTTAGCTAATTCAACTACGCCAGTGACTACTGCACCGGCTAACGCCATTCCTAATAGTGTTTCCATAAATTATGGGGTTACGTATTACTCTGCTGCTTCCTCGGCAGCTTCTTCCTCCACAGCTTCTTCAGCTGCTTCTGGAGCTTCTCCTTCAAACATGAATTTGGGGTTAAAGATTATTATATTTAAAAAGTATCTCCGCTAACTCATAGCGGTTAACTGGTCTGCTTGGTTCACTCCAATCTGTTATCAATTCTTTATTAATTGTCCACTCAACAGAATCTTCTGCCCATTCTGGTATATTTAATCCTATTTCGAATACATCATCTTTTATTCCTTCAAATTTCGCCCTTAGAGCCATGCCGGGGCAAGCGGTGGGCTTGAACATGCCATGATGATATAAATCATTCCTGGACCATTTATATCGCTCTGAGAGTTCTTTTAATAAATTAACCAACGAATCATATTGTTTTCCCTCTAATTTGTCTTTATTGAAGTTCCCAATTAAAGCAACACCGATAGCTTTATAATTCATACTCTTTTCACGAGTATGTGCTCCGATGTCGTTATCTCTTCTAGTTTGTACTACTTCTCCATTTGGGTGAATCATATAATGATACCCGATATAAAGATCTTTACCTCCCTTTGGAAAACCTCTGTTTTTATGATGTGTATTAATACTCTTTACTGTTTTGTCTAGATTCCATGTCGATGGTGTTACTGTATGATGAATCACCACCGCTTCTTTCTTATTCATATAAATAAGTTAAAGATTATTGCCGCATCTATATTTTGTCACTTTTATTCTGCCTTTTTAGCTGCTCTAGTCATTGCTGCCTTCATACCTCTTTCTGTTTTGTATTCTTTTCCCTCAAATTCAAACTTCTCTTCATCTGATTCATCTTCAACTATCTCTGCTTCAACAAACGGTTTAGTCCCATCTGGTAAATCAAACTGAATACCGTTTATAACCTTGTATTCATCTGAGATTTCCGAAACAGGAAGATTAACTGTTGTTCCCGTAAGGATATGTATTGCTACTACGTACTTCATAATTTAAAATTAAATGCTTATATATTTTACCTTAATTGGTGTTATTTGTAAATTGAGCTATTGACAGATATGAATATTATTAGTATAATACTTATATGTACTGGATATGTTTTGCATTACTTATCGTTTGGCTCATGTATAGAGGATATATTGATTAGCGTCCTTCTACTGCTTCAATGTCAGCAATACTTTTTGGCTTAAATCCAGGGACTTGTATTGATGACCCTTCTGGCAGCAATAATTGTGCTTCTTTATCAGTTAATCTCATAAGATCAGCCCATCCACTTTCCTGTAACCACTCATTATAAGCTTGTATGCGCTTTTGTTTGTTTTTTATATTTATAATTTTCTCTGGCACTATATCTAAATTTTTCAATGGAGACATATCCCCATTTTTGAGAGCTTTTACCAATAGAGCTTGTGTACCTGGCATGCTACCTATCTTTTTAAATCCTAATATAGCTAAACTACCTGGATTAATTGCTCCACCTACCAATAATAGATTATCAGTTAAACTGAACTGATTATTAGCCGCTTGTTTCACTCGTTTTAGTACGATAGCATCTGCTGCAAACTTAGTGAGTTGAATTTCTTTCGATAAGTCTTTAATATTAGAGAATCCTGCTTTAATCGCTGCTTCATCTCTAAATATCCGCAAATCATTATCAAGATTAGTATTACGTTGAATCTTAATAGCATTCTTTTCTTTTAAATAACCCGTTCTTATAGTGCGTTCAAACTCTCTCTTTATTTTATTTATTTCTGATAATGTGAGTCCCTCTTTTTCTAGTTTTGCTAACCGCTTTTCTATTAATTTTAATGCCCTAGGATTTGCGGTAGACTCATAGAATTCACGCATATCTTCTAATACAGTTTTGACAACCTTTGGCTTATATGAACCTTTAATTTGCACTAATCCGTCATCTAGTCTTTTTTTAGCCTCAGTAAACCTCTCTACTAATTGAAATGCTGTTTTATCAGATGGACCGACAATATCTCGTTTGAGCAAGAATGTTCCTAAATCATCTCCACCTGATAATTTTCGGAATTGCACCTGCTTATTAGGATCAATTTTATTTATACTATTAAGAATATTTGTTGCTTGAGTGGCTCTAGCCGGCTCTATCTTAGGTGTCATAGAGTCAACTTTTTTGATTAATGATTTAGTAATATCATCCGCTGCCTTTATACCAGAAGAAAATAGTTCTACCCCTTCCGCTCCTGTTTTAATTAATTGCTTGCCCACTTGTTTACTCGTTTGAACAGCTACTCTACCCCCCGCTGCGAAAGTTCCAGCTTCCACGCTCAACCCTGCACTACGTAATAACTCTTGTAGCAATGGTGGCAATTTTCCAAAATCTTCTTGAATTACCACTTTAAATGCTTCCGTTAATTCGAGTAAATCTTCTTGTGCTTTAGGATCTAACGATTCGAGTGTTTCAGCTACAAATGGTTCTGCTACTGGGGCTATCCCTCCCGATACACCCCCAAATACCGGCTGCAATGTATTTAAGAATGATTGAAAAACATTACCCACCTGGGCGGCACCTTTCAGAGCTTTCTCTTTTCTTGTTTCGGTTGGTAACTCTTCTATCAATGCCTTACGTGTTCCTATTCGTTCTATTGCCTTTTCTGTTCCTTCAATAAATCCTTCTTTTGCTCCCGATACAATATCCCCTACACCAACTTCTCTTGTTTGACGAATGATATTCTCCCCTGTCTTTGGATCATCTTCTCCGAATAATTGTTCCGCAGCAGTCGGTCCTTTGGCAAACCCAAATTGCTCTTCAAACTTCTTAGGAGTCAATAAGCGACCAAGACTTTTAATGCCTTTTTCTCCTAATTCAGATGCACCTACCAATGCATCACTTCCTAACTCTATGCCACCAGCTACAATCTTTTCTCCCCTGGATAAAGGTTTATCACCTCCCGCTAATTGCTCCGATCTAGTTTGTTCACGTCTACGGTTTAATATTTCTTCTTTGGTCATATCCTCTTCTCCTTCTACATCTATTTTAAGTGAAGATATATCTAAGCCTTCTTGCTCTGCTATTGCATCGAATTTACCTGCTCGTATACCCCTTAGAAGTTTTTGCGATCTTTCTGAATTTGGTTCTTGTTTCGCAATATCAATCGCTTGTCTTAATGTAGCCATATTAAATTATTATTAAATATCAATCAAAATCACTTAAATCTTCCTCTGGGGAAGATGTATCTACTCCCGCAAATGGATTATCTTCAAAGACGGTGAAGTCTCTACCTATTAGATTAAAAGGTACATTAGCAGCATCTGCTCTAAGTTTGAATTGGTTACCTATAGTTGAGTTGAATCTAGTTGCTTTACTGGTATATATTTCATCAGCAACACGAACGAGAGATTCCCTAACTCCAATCGGTAATTTATCTCCTTTCTTAAATTTATGCCATTTGAATTTCGGATTAACTTTAGCTAACCACGGAAGTGCTTCTTCTATCAAAGTTACATCGTCCGTTCGTACTGTAGCACCTGGATCAACCATTCTTTGGAATGCGTTAATTGCAGTAATATCATCTAAACCTGTTGCACCCTTTAATTTATCTTCTGTACCAAATACCCCGGAAATAACATCAAGACCTCCAGCAATATCAATCATATCAGATACTGCCTCATTTGAATTAAAGTCATCGCTTATTTGATTTACTAATTCTAATTGTGTTTCGGTCAATACTGGGTAATCTGATTTGTAGCCTTCTTTTAATTTTTTATTAACAAATGTTTGGACTGCAGCTCGTAGGATAGCAGTTTCTTCTTGGTCAACTCCTGTTACGTTTGAAATATTCATCCTTCCATCTAATATCCCATACCCGTATTCCTGAACTATAGTATCAGCGGTATTATCCTGCACCCCTGCAAATCGTATATCTGTATGAGCACCCGTAGCAGATCCCCATTTATCAGGATCCGTTTCTTGTCTTGCAAGAGTGCCACCCGAATTCACAAAAGATCCAACGGAAAGCCCATTAACGTCATCAACGTTTAAATGTCCATACTGCATCACATTGCCACTCTGATCTTCCAGCCATACAAAAGCACCATAATCATTACTAGAAAATCCCTTCTCAATTATTGTACCGCTTGATAAAGCAACAGCAGTATTATTGCTAAAACTAATATCTACGCCGTTGTGCGACTCTTCACCAGATATATTAGAATGATCTGCACCATAAGGACTACTTATGACCCCCACCGATTCACCAGCAGCATTTACAACTTGTTCTCCACGTTCACCGCTTCCGAATAAGAAATCAGTTATTAATGTAGTCGGATCAATACGCCCGGCACCATTAGATGCACCCCCTTGGGTTAATCGTGTATCATTCAGGGTTACTCCTGAGGTAACAGCATTATCTAATACGCTGCGTTTATTATCCTTTGCCTTTTGTACGAATCCTGCTCGGATCTTAAAATCTTGTATTTCTTGGAGGCTTGCACCAGCTTCAACTAAACTTTGAAGATAATTAAACTCTTGGATAGCAGTTGTACCTCCTAATTTTTTATTAGCCATTTCTAATTCAAGATTTTTTATAGTCAACTGTTTTTCCTGTATAGCCAATATATCTCCTGTTTTTTCAACTTCTGCTAATTGAGTTTGTGCAACACGCATAGAATCAGCTAATGCAGGGGAAAATCCTGCATCAACAAATAATTTTGTTAATACTTCTGGATTTAAGTCCGCAATCCCAGAAGCCCCTAATATTTCTAGCGTTCCTTTCAATTCTGCTCGTTGTGCTGTTTCAAGCTTTCTTGCTTCTTCATTCGCCATTGCTTGATCTTGTAATAACTGTGATGTTTCTTGACGGATCGACTGTTCAGCACCCGCTAAATTAGCCGAATATTGTTCTATAGCTGCTTCATCATTATTTCGTTGTGCTATTCGTAAATTCTTTAATGCTTGTTGTCTAGCAGCTTGCGCACCCTGCACTCTACTAATTTGAATACGAAGTTGTCTTTGAATATTTTCTTGAAATGTGCTTAAAGCCATTGGCTTGGAGGCACTAAATGCATCCTCACGACCTTGTGATAATGATGCAATTGCTTGTCCTTCCGAACCTGCCGCACTCTCCTTAAATGCATCTAAATTCTGTTGATCTATAATTCTTTGTCGTTCTGCTTGTTCCTCTTCAAAAGTTAGTCTATCTCGATGTTCTTCTTGTTGCCTTCTAAGTGAATCTTCAAATGAAGTAGGTATTGTATCTACTCCAAACTTCTTACCTAAATCAGATAATTCACCGTGTTGAAATCTCAACAGATCTTCGGCTTGTTCTTCTAATGTACGTTCTTTTTCTTCTTCCGGTGGTTTAACTGGACGTCCAAATTGATCTACTGGGTTACCTCGGCTATCCGTTAATTTACCAGTAGTCTTATTGACAAATATACCTTGATTCCCCCGATGTGTTTGGGCGTATCCTGCGGGGTCATTAACAATTACTATTCCAGTTGTAGGATCAGTCGAAAACGTGAATCCCGATTTACTAGGTGTTGGGCTACTAATGCTTGGTATTGTGCCAGTTCTCATCGTCTGTTGTTGCCGACCTGTAACTGGATCTATCTCTCCAAACTCTATAACTTTACCTGGCTGATTCTTACTAGCAGTAACGGTACTCGGTGTTTTTAATCGAGTACTTTTAGGTTTGACCGGATCAAATTTGGCTAATTCAGCTGCCGTACCGGTCCGCAGGGTTTGTTTTTGCCTACCTGTCTTAGGATCGACTGCACCAAAAACAATTACTTTACCCTTTTGTTTACTCTTGGTGATCGTTCCTGGTCTTTTTCTTGCCATAATTTAATTAGTTATATCTTAATTGCCAAATGCTACAAATCTCATACCCGCTACAAAATCATTACTATTTCCTGTTATTCTCATAGTTACTCCAGTGTTAAATACTTCAATTACGGATATAGTTGGTGTCCCTGTATCTAAATCTTGCAAAGTTGCAGTTCCACCAGTCATTACATGACCAGCTGCTAAGTCTGATAATGAAAGTCCTCTAACTGTATCTACTGCCAAGAAGGAATCTCCTAATTTTATATCAAACATCGTACTATTATCAACGAAATCTACGTACCATTGAATCCTCGTAGGTTTGAATCCTGTCTCGAAGAAAAAGTCTGCTGTATATGCCGCAGTTGGCTCCCAAAGATCCATCGTACTAGTTTCCCAACGTATCATTTTTTGTCCTGGCTGTAATAATAATTCAGTAGTTGATACTGCTGTGCCTATAGGAATAAGTCCCACTTCTTCACTCGCACTCGGTGAAGCTGTGATTTCCCCACTCGTCGTTGAGAGATAATATCTCTCTCCTACGCTTAAACCTGTAAATCCACTTACTACACCAGATGGTTGTACATTTATCGAAGCACCACCTGCTACGTTATCTGCTGTAAATCCAACTGCATTAAATCTAGTATAATCATTCGCATCTGCTTCTAGCACATCTCCAGAAAAATCAGCATCTACAATAATTTGCATACATATATCTCTCGTTCCATGCTCTGCTCCCCATGTTCCGCCTACATCATCGAATACCGAATATCCGTGACCACTATAACTAGCATTGGTTGTATATCCTAATTCATAATAATTCGTTCCATCATTTGCACCACTTCTATCGAATACAATCCAGTATTTATCACCTGGAGTTATACTTGGGTCTACTGCCCAAGTGAACTCAGTCCACTGATAAGCGTTAGAACTTAAACTTGCTCCCGTTACGGTAGTACCCGTCCCGCTTGTAACTAAAGATCCTGGTGTATCACTACTATCGTCATATAAGAATACTCGGAAATTATCACCTGGCCCATTATTTTTCTGCACCGCCACTCTAATTTTATTCAAAGTTACTGTGTCTGCCGCTGTATCTTCGTATGTAAAACTCTGTGCAACCATTTGATTCGAATCTTGTTCACCCATATTTAAATCTGAAAGCGAAGCTAAACTCATACTTCTACTCGAAGCTGTTTCCCAAATCGTAATAGCGTGTGTACCAGTCGAATGTCCTATTACGACTGCTTGAGGAGTACTAGAACCATCTATTGCTTCACCCGCTGTTCCGGAAAACACCCCAATATCTGAATGTGTATGTAAAGCATCTGCATTACTACTAACGCCTCCCGTTAAAGTATTTAGGTTAGCCGCTGTTGCTGTTGTACCATCTATTGTATTGTTTATCTCCGCAGCTGTTGCAGTTACGTCATCGACAATATCTGCTAGTCCTCCGACTGCTGCAAGTTCTAATCTTTCATCACCACCTGGACTTGTAACTGTCTTAGTCATTGTATCTGAATCGATTGTGATTTTAGTGTCTAAATTACCAGGCGTTGTATCTGCTCCCGTTATAACTACGAGCGATCCCGCTGTTACATCATCTATATCATTCCATACTGCACCGTCATTAGAATATTGAGCTTTACTAGTAGTTGGATTGTATCTAATAAATCCAGTAGCACCCGCTACGATCGCCGCCTTGATTGTTTTATCTGTATCCGTTCCATCCCCTATAATGAGATCATCTCCACCGGTCGCCATATCACCAACCCCCTGTATAGTATTAACCATTATAGTGTTTAATACGGCTGTAATATTACAGAAAACTGGAGAATCTTGTCCATGCGAATCTGCATTATCCGTATCACCTACTGTGAAATCTAATCCTGCTAAGTCGATACCTCTAATACATCCTGTTGCTGAAAGTCCTGAAGCTCCATCTGCTCCATTTGGACAATAAATTGATTCAACATAAGAATTACTATTTTTTACCCCCATGATAAACGGTGCAGTAATTACACTTCCATCTTCATCTAAAGGAGCGGATGTGAATGCTATGGTTGTATCATCTGAATCAATTGGTGCCGAAAGTCTTGGATTAGGCGCCGTTGGTGTACTCCATTGGAAGTACATTAGTTCCGTTATCGCTGGTAGCGAACTTGCATCTGCCATGATTATTTGGTTTTAAATTATAATGCTGTCATCTTTCTTCTACGAATCTTAGATTTCACCTTCGCTTCTAATGAGACCCAATTTATAACGTGTTGGAGTTTATCTCCGCTGGTTATATGAACACGTACCCGTTGAAAATTTCTTATAAAAGGACGACAACCATCGAAAGATTCTATGAGATTGGCGAAATCGACATCGCCGCCCCATGAAGATATACCCCAGTTAGCCGTACCATATCCATCGAATCCGTTTTCGCTTCTTTGCGCTGTCCAACTGAATCTAAGTTTATCCTTGATCGGTTTGCCAGTAATGTCGTATATATCGAATCTGACCGTTATGTCCGAACTAGCCGACAAGAACCCTTGTATATAACAACCCAGTAACATTTGTTTTGTTTCTAAGTTTCCTAATTGAAGTTCTTGTAAAAAATTTGTTCCTATACTAGCGCCATTATCCGTCGTCCCAATAAACAATTTATCTACCTTAGTACTTGTCGCACTACCTCCATAGATCACTTGATCTATATTCATAAATCTATTGATATTCCATGCGCTAATCGTAGAAAACGCTTTTGTATCTATATTATACACCAAAATGAGATTATTTGTGTCCGAATTCTTGGCTATACTCAATAAAATATTTCTAGCTTTAGCGTCATATTCAATCGCCGCATTACTTAAATCAACATTATCGAAGAATTTATCTCCCAATAATACCGAGGTTAACGCTTCTTGATCACTAAATTTAATATTTTGTTGACCCACTGACACCAACTGCCATAATCCAGCTTCATTTGCATAAAATAAACCTTGATTAGTCGAAATAGTTGCTCTTGAACCACCAAAATCAATTCTAGTCATCTGGAATACATCTATCTTCGTTAATGTTCCTGCTGAATCAACCGTATTAATATAAAACGCCCATTTACCTTTTTCGGAAAATACAACAACGAATTCACCAACAGTGTCAATTGCATTAACCGTTCCTGCGTTTCTATAACTAGCTAAACCTGGATCATCTGCTGCCGCTGCTACAGTCCAATTATCAAACGGTGGATTGCTGCCATCATCTATCCCTGAATATGCTACCGAGGCTTCGTCTTGCTCTATATTTCCTGCGAATAACCTAGCCCCGATTACTTTTAATACTTTAGCCTTGGGCGCTGCACTTATTACAGTATCAACGAATTCTACAACACTGGTTGTAGTTGCACTACCGGTAGGCGATCCATTATCAGTAATTATTTCACCACTTTGAAAAGTACCCGTAATATTACCTATAGTAAGTGTTCCCGTTGCTCCACCATCGGAATCCTCAAGAATAGTTGCAGTAGCTCCACTCGTTGCCCCCGTAATTCTTGCTCCTACGGTAAAATTAGCTGTTTGCGTACCATAATCTATCGTTCTTGAAATTCGTACAATCCCATTATTCCCGTTACTAACAAAGAAATATCCTCCATAGCGTTGACCACTGAAGGTATCATTTACTGTGAAATCCGTTTTAATATCAGTAACAGTATCGGTAGACAATGTATAAGCTGCTACCTTGAAAGCATAAGCAAATATCCAAGTATCTGCATCCCATTCGATTATCATCGTAATTGGATCTGTTCCCGCAACCGAAAATTCTTCTAACTGTCCTTTACGTTTTGCCAATTGTCCATCTGCCGTAACCAAGTAGTTATCGATAGTTAGAGCCATGCTTGGATCGAGTAGTTGTGGTAAATCTCTACCATTCACCCCTTTAGCTCCCATAAAAGTAGTTGCTTGTGTTGGATTTGTTCCGCCCCTAATTGAAAGTGGTTGATACATATTTAATAATTTACTGAATAATCTGGTGTCCCGAATGCACTGGGACCTTTTCTAATGTTGTCGAGAAGCTCATCTAAGACATTAACGAACCTAAAGTCAGCTAAGGACTCAGCATTCGGATCTTCGTCCCACTGGGTGTAAAATACGTCCACTGCCTTAACGATATAGTTTAAATACTCATCAGGAATGATCTCTGCCCCTGTTATTAGCGTATCTATCGTAAAATAATCAGCTAATGCTGTAATTTGTGTATTGACGGGGATATATCTTAATCGAATGGTTTTAGAATCATCGATCCCTGTAAATACAACGTTTGTTCCTTGAATATAATATCCCATCTTACTTGAACCAAATCCGGTTACTGCAAGTCTTCGCGTTGTATCATTACTATTATCATCTACTACGTAAAATCCTGTTTCGAATGATTCAGTATATTCAAAATCTGATGGTAAAGCACTCGTTTGAGGTGCGCTTGTAACTGTAAAGGTATTACTTTGATCTATGAATCTTTCTGCATCTATTCCTGCTATTTTTCTGTAAGCAAACTTATTTACGTAATCACACCATTCTATGAATGTTGCATTTGGTACGTCGGTTATATCTCTTTTATATCTTCCGAATGCGTCTAGTGCGTTTTGTACTGTTAATGCCATTTTTATGAGATTAAATTTTATTTTTATATTATATCATCAAACGTAGTTTTATTGAATCAAATTACATTAAACGTCGTTGTTTCAAACTCTACGTGCAATGTTTTAATTGGGTTTAAATCGTATCGGATATGCACCACTGTCTTATAAAGACCTGGATCTAGATCAATCGGTAAG